AAAAGAAAAATGGAGAAATTAAATGAAGCTAAATAAACTTGTTGACGACTACTATTCTTCCTACGATTACAGGAACTTACGTGATGAAACTAAAGCACAATATAAGTATCTGTTAACCGTAATGCTAAACACTGAGGTAGAGGGCAAGCCCCTCTGCCAATACAAATACACAGACATGCCAACTCGTGTTGCTAAGATTGCATATAACGACTGGTGTGAACGTGGTATCTCAACAGCAAATCACCTGCTGTCAGTCACTCGCATTGTCTTCAATCACGGATTGCGTATGGAGATGTGTATAATCAATCCTTTCGCTAACGTGCGTAAACGAGCCACTGACAGGCGTAAGGTTGTTTGGGGTAGGGAGGATGTACAGAAGTTCTTAGAAGCCGCCTACAGCGATTTTAGCACACGTAACGTGGGTTTGATTGCTCACATGGCCTATGAATGGTGCCAACGTCTTGGTGACATGCGACTGCTTACATGGGATGCCATAAACTTTGATGCACAGACTGTTTATATAAAGCAATCGAAGCGTAAAGCAGAGGTACATCTACCCATCGAAGATGATTTGTTTGACATGTTGAAGCAACAAGAACAGGACTTCGGCTTCCAACAATATGTTGCACCTATGCCTACACCATACGCAGGTGAGTTTATACCCTACAGCATATACAAGCTGCCTCTGTATGCACGTAAGCTGATGGATGACGTAGGATTACCGAAAGAGTTACGTCTATCTGACTTACGTAGAACTGGCACAACTGAAATGGTTGAAGCTGGTGTCGGTATGGCACAAATAATGTCGGTTACTGGACATGCTAATCCAAGTTCAGTTAAACCTTACTTAAAAAATACACTTGAAAGTGCAAATAATGCATTGACAGCTAGACAAATGCATGGTAAAAGCATAGCAAGTGCCGCAAAGAAAGAGGATATACATGATTAATATATATAACACTATAAGTGATATGGATGTTCCTAGTGGAACTACAAAGAGAATGAATTGTCCTAACTGTGGCGGGTATAAAACATTTACAGTGACCAATAACATGGGCAGCTTAGTGTGGAATTGTTACAAGGCTTCTTGTAATGCTAAAGGTGGTAATAGAGTACACCTATCTGTAGATGATATACGTGCTGGCTTTGGTGGGGCTAAAGAGTTTGCTATAGACACGTTTGAATTACCTAGCTATATCGTAGCACACAGAGATAACCCTAGTGTGCTAAAGTTTTGTGCAGACTACAAGATAGATGCCGATCAGTTAGGTGTTTTGTATGATGTTAAGGAAGATCGTATAGTATTTCCAATCAAAGATAATGGTAAGGTTGTAGATGCTACTGGTCGTTCATTAAGAAAAAGATTACCTAAATGGAAAAGATATGGAAAAAGTGGCTTGCCATACTCAGTTGGTTGTGGTAATGTCGCAGTTGTTGTTGAGGACTGTGTGAGTGCAGCCGTTGTTGGTTACGGTTCCTTTGTCGGGGTTGCGCTTCTTGGTACGTCTCTACAGGATACGCATAAAGGGTATCTTGCACAGTTCTCAACAGCCGTTATAGCATTAGACCCCGATGCATTGAAAAAGAGTTTTGCTTTGGCAAAAGAATTAAGAGGTCACGTTGATGATGTAAAAATAATTAAACTCAATGATGACTTGAAGTATCGCAACCCTGAAGATATGGAGAAATTATATGGAATTATCACTAATTAGAACCCTAATGGATAAGTCATTTTATGATGACAATCGTGGTGCAAGATGCCCTGACAGATTGTTCAGTGCTGATGTACGTAAAATTAAAAAGACAATCGACACAGCAATGGAACGGTATGAACGTACTGTGTCGCCAGATGAGATTGAAGCATTGTTCGTATCAAGCAATCCAACAATGACAACAGCACAGAAACAAGTGTTCTCTTCTATCTTTCAAAAGATAAAAAGGGAACACCCTATGGGTAATGACATAGCACAAGAAGTGTTGTCTAAGTTATTCTCACAGGTTGTAGGGGAAGACATTGCTAACCTTGGTGTAGATTATGTGACAGGTGACAAGACAAGCCTTGAGCCTTTACGTATGATACTTGAGCAATATGGTGATGATTTCACTCCAAACTTAAATGTAGAATGGGATGATATAGAAATGGAAACTTTGCTATCTAAAGCTGACCTTGAAGCACGTTGGACTTTTAATATACCTGTGCTTGCACGTAGAGTAGAGGGCGTAAACTCTGGTCACTTGATTGAAATCGGCGCACGTCCTAACACTGGTAAGACATCCTTTCATGCCAGCATCATTGCTGCGCCGGGGGGCTTTGCTCATCAGGGTGCCAACTGCATCGTCTTATGTAATGAAGAAGGATACCATCGTGTTGGTGCTAGATATCTTACTGCTGCAACTGGCATGACTATGCGTGAGATAAAGGCTAACCCTAGTAAAGCACGTGACTTGTACGCACCTGTAAAGGAACGCATCAAGATTAAAGATGCAACAGGTCGTGATATGTCGTGGGTAGAAAGCATATGCAAGACATACAAGCCTGACATTGTTCTGCTTGATATGGGTGATAAGTTTGCTAAGACTGCTGGCTTTGCCAGAACAGATGAGGCACTTAAAGCTAATGCTATTCATGCTCGTATGATTGCCAAGCAGCATGATTGTGCTATGTTTTATATGTCTCAGCTATCTGCTGATGCTGAAGGTAAGGTCTTACTAAACCAGTCTATGATGGAAGGTTCACGTACAGGTAAAGCTGCTGAAGCTGACCTTATGGTATTGATAGCTAAAGACCCTGTTACTATGAGTTCAGATGGCAGTGAAGCAGAAGAAGGTCCACTACGTCATTTGAATGTAGTAAAAAATAAGTTGACAGGGTGGCATGGAAAGGTGCATTGTAATCTTGAACATGAAACAGCGAGGTATGTACCATGAAATTAACACTTGATGTAGAGAACACAACGACTAAACGAGATGGCAAGTTACATCTTGACCCCTTTGAGCCTAACAACTCATTGACAATGGTTGGTATACTGACGGATCAAGGAGTGGAACACCACTTTCCATTTGACCATGCTGATGTACCTAGTCAAGATGACTACCATGAGCGTGTTCAATGGTTCCTTGACCAAGCAACTATCATCATCTGCCACAACGCAGCTTACGATCTCATGTGGCTTTGGGAATCCGGCTTCATATATAACGGCCCTGTGTTTGACACCATGCTTGCTGAATATGTACTACAGCGTGGCGTAAAGCAGCCTTTGTCTCTTGAGGCTTGTGCAGAACGATATGAGTTAGCAACTAAAAAGCAGGATACCTTGAAGGAGTATTTTACCAAAGGTTATAGCACTCGTGACATACCTTACAATGAATTGTGTGAATATCTTTCTGCTGACTTACATGCAACACAACAGTTGTCAGATAAACTAATGTATCGTCTTAACACTATTCCAGATGCAAAACTTATGAGTACCGTCACTCTAACGAATGAAGTTGCTGTGTGTCTTGCCAGAATATATCAGCGTGGATTTAAAGTTGACATGTCAAAGTTGGATGAAGTTCGTGAGGAGTTTGAAGCAGAGAAACAACAGCTTCAAGAAGAACTACAGCATCATGTACGCAGAGTTATGGGTGACACACCTATCAACTTAAATAGTCCAGAGCAATTGTCTTGGGTTATCTATGGTCGTAAAGTAAAAGATAAAATTGATTGGGCTGCACGTATTGATCCATACATGTCTAACAATGAATTTGACTCATTTATGTCGTCAGGTACAGAACGCTTATATCGTACAGTGGCACAACAATGCACTGACTGTCGTGGCTCTGGATTTATTCGCAAGACAAAGAAGAACGGTGATCCCTTTGCTAATCCAAGTAAGTGCAAGACTTGTGATTCTGCAGGATATATCTTTAATCCTACAAATGTATTAGCAGGGTTTAAGTTTAAACCACCATCACCTAAATGGGCTAGTGCAAATGGTTTTACTACAAGTAAAATAAATCTTGAAATACTTGAAAGTGCAGCGCGAAGTAAGGGCTTGAAAGAAGCAGAAGACTTCCTACATAAAGTGCGTAGGCTCAGTGCTGTTGAAACATACATTTCATCCTTTATAGATGGAATAAAGACATACACAAAAGAAGACGGTATGTTGCATGTACGGCTTTTACAGCATCGCACTGCAACTGGTCGCTTCTCTGGTGCTGATCCTAATATGCAGAACATGCCTCGTGGCGGCACGTTTCCTGTCAAGAAAGTATTTGTGTCACGATTTGAAGGCGGCAAGATTCTTGAGGCTGACTTTGCACAGTTAGAGTTTCGTGCTGCTGCTTATTTATCACAAGATGAGGTAGCAATTGAAGAAGTATCTACTGGATTTGATGTACACGCATACACCGCTGAAGTTATTAGTACGGCTGGTCAGCCTACGAGTAGACAGGATGCAAAAGCGCATACATTCGCGCCGTTATACGGTGCAACTGGATTCGGAAGAAGCAAAGCAGAAGCAGCTTACTACGAACACTTCAACTCAAAGTACACAGGAGTCGCAGCTTGGCATTCCAGATTGGCTAAAGAAGCTTTAGAAACACAAAAGATTACTACACCAAGTGGACGTGAGTTTTCATTTCCTGATGTAGTACGTAATCACAGAGGTAGGGTTTCGCACTTTACCCAGATAAAAAACTATCCGGTGCAATCATTTGCAACTGCTGATATAGTGCCTGTTGCATTATTATACATTGATAGCTTGCTTAGTTACGCGAAGTCATGTATAGTGAATACAGTTCACGACAGTATTGTTATTGATGTGCATCCAGATGAAGAACGCCTTGTACTGCAAGCAATTAAAAAGACAAATGACGAATTGCCTAATTTGATTGCAGGACGATGGGGAATTAATTTTAATGTTCCTTTGCTTTTAGAGGGAAAAATAGGACCGAATTGGCTTGACACGAAAGACATAGCGTGATATAACTATGCCTCATTCACTTAATAAAAGGAGAAAATATACATGACAGAACTTACAACGATTGATACTAACAACTATGCAGCTATGGCAAAAGCAATGGGTATTGCACATGAAGCAGCAGGTAAGGCTAAAAGTAGCTCACTTGCACGTCTTCGCATTAACCATCAACCAGTCATGGGTACTGCAGAAGTAAATGGAAAGAATGTAAACATAGAAGTAATTGAAGGTGGTATGTATAAACTAGAAATACCTGATGGCCCAACTTACTATGCAAATTCTATTAAGATGCGTCCATTTATGCAACGCTTTATGTATAAGCGTTTTATTATGGGTAATGCTAAAACACCTAATCGGTTTATCAAGACAATTATGTCAGATAACCTTAACATTGACCTGAAGGACAATAATGGTGGGTTTAATTGTGGTAAACCTGCAGGATACATTAAAGACTTTCAGGCTTTACCAAAAGAAACACAAGAGTTGCTGAAGCAGATTAAACGTGTGCGAGTTGTTCTTGGAACAGTTGAAATGATCAATCCACTCAATGATAAGGGTGAAATGACAACAATAGAAACAACCCCTTTTATTTGGGAGATTGATAATCGTGATGCCTTTAACAATGTCGGTGAAGCTTTTTCTAAATTAGCTAAACATCAGCGTCTTCCGGTTCAGCATACTATTACTGCTAACACAGATGAACGTAAGATGCCTAATGGGAATAGCTTTTATATTCCTTTAGTATCTCTTGATACGTCTAACACTATCAAGCTTACTCAGGAAGATCAGAATATGTTTGCAGACTTTATGACTTGGGTTGACAATTACAATAATTACATTGTGAACACATGGGCAGAGAAGGCGAACTCAAGATTAGAAGAAGGCGATTCGGACATGGTAGATGAGCTTGTAGACATCGAAATTGAAGAGGTAGCGTAATGAACCATCCTGCTGAAATGGCGTTACATCAGTACATGGAAGATGCTGTAGCAGGCAATACTTCTATGTCTGATGCTACCATAGAACAGGTTGCTAATGACATTGCTGATGCACTGAAACGCCAGTTCGGTAGTGGTAAATCAAGGGGTGACTTTAACATTAGAATGTCTAATGTAGGTCGCCCCACATGTCAGCTTTGGTATGAAAAAAACAAACCAGAAGTTGCTATGCCTATGCCTACAACATTTGTAATGAACATGATGATTGGAGACATTGTTGAAGCTGTCTTCAAAGGGTTACTAACAGAAGCAGGAGTTAAATATGAAGATACGGACAAAGTTACTCTTGACTGTGGTGATACTCACGTTTCTGGCTCTTATGACCTTATCATTAATGACGCAGTTGATGATATTAAATCAGCTTCAGACTGGTCATACAGAAACAAGTTTGATTCCTATGAATCCCTTGCCAGTGGAGATAGTTTTGGATACGTAGCGCAGCTTGCAGGTTATGCAAAAGCACTCAATAAAAAAGCAGGTGGTTGGTGGGTAGTAAACAAAGCCAATGGTAAGTTTAAATATGTACCAGCCACAGGTCTTGACGTAGATAAAGAAGTTGATAACATTAAGAATACGATCAAAACAGTTGACAACAATGAATTTAAACGCTGTTTTGAGCCAGTTCCTGAAACCTTTCGTGGAAAAGCTACAGGAAATACAATACTTAATAAGGGCTGCACGTTTTGCTCTTATAGGTATGATTGTTGGGAGCTTACAGAAAAACCAGCAGTCAAATCACAAGCAAAAAACCCGGCTGTAGTGCCATATGTTACATTAGCAGAGGAGTATATAAATGGATGAACGACTGGAACTTGATGCTTTACTGGATGAGATTAAAAATACAGAACAGCAACTTATCAACTTGCGTAAGGAATATCGTGAGCGAAAAACTGCTGGCCTGCGAGATGCTATTACAGCCCGTAATGAAGCTGATAAAGCTATTCAGGAAGAACTCAAGTCACTTGGTTATAGGAATTATAATTACCGCTATAATTTGCCTGTCATTAATTGGCGTGATATAGCATAAGAGTGGTTGATTCAAAACAATTCAGGGCAGCACGAAAATATGGATATCGTAGTGGGCTAGAACTCAAGGTATCTGACTACCTCAAGGAATTAAATGTTGATTTTCTTTATGAGAAAGTTAAGATTGAGTGGGAAGACCTTGCCTATAGAACATATACACCAGACTTTGTGCTGCCCAATGGGATTATAATTGAGACAAAAGGGCAGTTCACTGCAGCAGATAGACGTAAACATCTAGCTATAAAAAAACAGCATCCTAAATTGGATATTAGGTTTGTGTTTGAAAGTAGCAGACGTAAACTTCGTAAGGGTGCTAAGTCTACATACGGTGAATGGTGTATAAAATATGACTTTAGATACTAT